TTTTTAAATCTTGTTGAAAAGAGAAATTAAGTTGATTTTTTAAAGTGTCAAGAGCTTCTAAAATTTGTCTTTGATTAGATACATCATATTCTGGTTGTGGTTCTGGTATATTAATTACTACTTTTGCCATTATCTTCTTCCATCTGGTTGAGCGTCTAATCTTAAAGTTCCATATCTCCAAGTCTCACCAGTACCATCATTTTCTATTTTAATTGATACTAGTCTTCCTCTTGCTCTAGTGTCTACCTTATCAGTAGAATTAGTAATTGTAAATGGGCCAAGAGGTGAGCTAGATGCAGTGTTATTTGGATAGTCATTTAATAGCAATGTAATTTTTGAATTACCTGTAAGAACTTTAAAATCAGGTATAAATCTTTTCACAGACATAAAAAACTCTCCATCTCCTCTGTAATCAACCATACCTGTTGTTTGACCTTGTCGGGTTCTAGCTGCTGTAATATCAAAATCTCCGGATTCAATAAAAGCATTAATAGAAGTTGTGCCTGATGAATTAACTTGATCAGTTCCTACCTCATGAGCATAATAAGTTGAAGCTCCATATTTATTTGTAATACCTAAAATATCTTCAAATACAGGTAGTGATGTTTTACTATATTCAGTGGCATATGGCACATCAAATACTCCGGTATCAACATATGAAGTTCTAGCTAATGATGAAGTTGTCCAAACATTTTCCCCATAGTTATATGTAACACATCTATCAATTTGTTCTGATCCTGATTTTGGATAAAACCAATTTACTTCTCCATATAAAGTATTGTGTTCTGCATAAACTATATCTGTTGCATTGAAGTTTATTCCTAAATTATTTGAAGTTGTTGTAAAAACAAAGTCTTCAACAAGACATGGTAATGATTTAACTGTACCATCAAATACAAAAAATCCACCTTCACCTGACATCCAAAATACTTTACCATCAGAATAACTTAATGCGTGTTGACCAATCAATCCACAGTTAGTACCAACTTGTCTTACACTAAATGTAAATGGTGGACCAACAAATTGAATTACATAAGCAGAGCTATCGGTTAATACTAAAGTATAATCTTTACCAGATACTGCTCCAACAATTCTATTTCCTTTATCTAATCTAAATGTACCTGCAGTATTAACTGCAGTTGGTGCATAATCATTTAAGTCCTCTTGATTTGAAAATCTTATAAACATTGGATCCTGAGTCGTAGAATCTCCAATAGTTGTTTCCGTTCCAAAATGAAATAAATGTCTATCCCTATCTGATACTTGAGTTAATCTTGATGCAGTTGGGTTAGCTGAAGTTGAAAAACCTGATGTAGATTTAGACGCTCTAATTGTTCTAGCATTTGATGCTCCTGCATTCCAAGTAAAAGTTTCTCCATCTCTAATTGTTGCAACAAGAACTTGTCCATAGTTATCAAGACTCCAGTTTCCTGGATCTAGGATTACAGAACTTGTAGTTCTTTCAGTTCCCCAAGTAGAAGTATTCCATGTAGAAGTACTCCAACCATAACCTGCGGTTTGAAAAACAGGACCTACTTCAACGTAAGGATTAACAGTTGCAGCACCTGCGGCAGTCATACCTGATCCACCTTCAGCTCTTACAGCTTGCACAGTAAATTTATCTACTGTTGCAACTGTTAAAATTTCATAAGCTTTTTCTAATTCTGCTGTTGTAAAATCTGATGCACCTGTAACAGTTACGCCAGATAAAGTTACATATCTTCCAACTTCTAGACCATGAGAGCCTTTATTAACTTGTAAAACATTTGAGCCATTAACAGTTGTTAATGTGCATCCTGTAATAGCTGTATCTAATGGTGTAATGTCAAAAAACTGTTCTCCGTAATATAAAAATAAACCTTGTGAAGTTCCAATAGCTGCATATCTTTCACCAGCTAAAGATGTCCAGGTGTGTTGAGCACGTGCTGCTCCAGGTAAAGTTTCACCTGCAATAGATAATTGATTCCAACCACCTATTTTTTCAGGTAATCCATATCTAAATCTAACAAAATCACCATCTACCCATTGAGATTCAGCTCCTGAATCTGTGACCATCTTGTTAAAACCAGGCTTGAAATTTAATTTTTGTAGCATATAGTGCTTTATATATTAGTTTTACAGAGAATGAAAGTCGCAAAATGATTAGTTTATTTAATAAAAATAACCCATTAGCAGAAGAAAAAAATTCTTTATTTATTACTTATCCAAGAACAGTAAATATTATATTTGGACATTATCCTTACCCTGATCTTATTCATAATTTTATGATGGATGTAAAAAATAATTTAAATCCAAAAATGGAAAATTATACAAACGTAAAAGGTGGAATGACGGATTGGAATTATTTTGTAAATAAATCTAATTTTATTAATTTTATGACTTTTCTTATTAATAAACATCAAACAACTCATGCTGACATATTTGAACATTTTTTAGAAAAAAATACTATTGAAAATGCTTGGGGCAATGAAATAAAAAAAGGAGATAGTTTAGATTATCATATTCACCCTGATCTTCATGGAATCTTATATTTAACAAAAGGATGTGATTTAATACTTCCTGAATTAAATTTAAAAATAAATCCTGAACCAGGAGATTATTATATATTTCCACCTCACATACTACATGGATTTGATACATCTCAAGAAGAAAAAAACAGATATAGTTTAATATTCAATATTTCTCAACATAAACATTTTGACTATAAAAAAAAATTAAATGAAAGATAAAACAGTTAATATAGATAATTTTATAGGAATTTATGATAATTACATTCTTTCAGAGGAATGTGATAAAGCCATTAAATTATTTGAAGATCAAAATAAATTTAATAATACTATTAATAGAATAGGTTTTGAAAAAGCATCTGTTTTACAAAAACAAGATCAACAATACTTTGCAGCACCAAATAATATGAATGTATGGTGGGAAGAGTTAAAAACAATAATGTTAAATTTTGATTTAGCTTGGAATCATTATGTTAAAAATGTAGGAGCTGATGATGCTTATGGAGTTCCTTTTTATTTTACTTCTTTAAAAATTCAAAAAACCTTACCTACGGAAGGTTATCACGTTTGGCATATTGAACATGGTAAAGGATTTGATAATGAACCTAGAGCTTTTGTTTTTAGTATATACTTAAATGATGTTGAAGAGGGTGGAGAAACAGAATTTTTACATTTTTCAAAAAGAGTAAAACCAAAAAAAGGAAGAATAGTTATTTGGCCCGCTGGATTTCCATATCTACATAGAGGTAATCCTCCTTTATCTGGAGAAAAATATATTTTAACTTCTTGGATGATGTTAAGGTAATTTTAATATTACGTTTTTATAATATAAATTAATGTTAAATAAGGTTGTAAAACTGAAGTTGCATCACCAGAAAAGTTTGCACTCATGTTGTGAGAGTGACCTTGTCCAGATCCTGTGCTTTGTAAATTAGTATTAGCTATTCCTGATTGAGCAGATCCTAAAGCGTTATTACCACCTCCAGGTGTACCACTTCCAGATCCTATTCCATGAGAGTGAGAAGCAAGTTGAGCCGTAGATAATGTTGCATTGGCTGTAGAACCACCAACATTTCCAGTTGCGGTTACAGTGTTTGCGCCTCCAGTTGATCCTAAAGCTTTAGTACCAGATTTTGAAATACAACATTTATCTTGTAAATCTGGTAAACCAAAAGTACTTGAACCATCGCCTGAACCGTAAGTAGTTCCTATTTCTGCAAATAAAGTTGCGTAAGTTGATCTTGAAACATTCGCACCATTACACTCTAAGAAACCTGTTGGAATAGAAGCAGCAGTCCAAGGCACTATAGTTGCAGTAGGAATTAATTCAATGCCTGTAAGATTTGCGGCGTCGAAATCGTATTTAGTTGCTTCGTAATTAGACACAGTTCATTTCTCCCTAAGTTTTTATAATATAAATTACTGTTAAATAAGGTTGTACAACAGACGTTGAATCACCTGTAAAAGTAGCACTCATGTTGTGAGAGTGACCTTGTCCAGAACCAGTGCTATTGGTAGAAGGAAATCTTTGTTGTCGACTAAATCTTTGCCAATATTGAGTAGACATGGAATCTGCTATACCAAGTTGAAATCCATCATGAGAGTGAGAAGCAAGTTGCGCTGTTGATAAAGTTGCATTAGCTGTTGATCCACCAACATTTCCAGAGTTTGCAGTTGCGTTTGCACCTCCAGTTGATGCTAAAGCTTTAGTACCAGATTTTCCAAGTGCTACGTTGTCTTGTAAATTTGGTAAACCAAAAGTACTTGATCCATCTCCCGCACCGTAAGTAGTTCCTATTTCTGCAAATAAAGTTGCGTAAGTTGATCTTGAAACATTCGCACCATTACATTCTAAGTAACCTGTTGGCACTGAAGAAGAAGACCACGGTATAATAGTTGCCGTTGGAATTCCTACAAGTCCGGTGATATTACCACCGTCGTAATCATATCTTGTAGCTTCATAATTTGCCATTTATTCTCCTATGAGGAATAAGATGTAGGTCTTGCACCTAATCTAGTAATTTTTTCAGATTCAGTTTCACTCTCAGCATTATCTTCATCCCAATTAGATTGTAATTCAGATAAATGAGCTGCGTCCCATTTATCAATAAATTGAGTTTTAAAATCTCCTAAGTTAGCTGCCGTCCATGAAGTATGAGCTGTATTATCTCTATATTCTACACTATCACTATAATCTTCATTACCTGAAACATATTGAATTGCCCAAATATTTGACCATTTAGAATCGTTCCAAAAAGAATCATTGTTGATTTTGTGCCCTACACCTTCATTAGCACCTTCTGAGTAGTTTTTAATAATTATTTTATCATCAAATACTACTGTCCAATTTGCGTTAGTTGCCATTTTTTCTCCTTTAAGTTTTTATAATATAAATTATTGTTAAATAAGGTTGTATAACAGATGTTGCATCTCCTGTAAAGGTCGCAGACATGTTATGTGAATGACCTTGTCCAGATCCTGTATTTTGTGTGTTAACATTAATTTGCTGTGTTTGAGCTCCTTTAACGTTATTATTTCCAGTAAAACGCGCACCTGTAACTCCATGATTATGAGAAGCAAGTTGCGCTGTTGATAAAGTTGCATTGGCTGTAGAGCCTGCTACGTTTCCAGTTGAGGCTACAGTGTTTGCTCCACCAGTTGACGCTAAAGATTTAGTACCAGATTTTCCAACAGGTATGTTATCTTGTAAATTTGGTAGACCAAAAGTGCTTGAACCATCACCTGCGCCGTAAGTTGTACCTATTACTGCAAATAAATCAGAATAAGTTGATCTTGAAACATTTGCACCATTACATTCTAAAAATCCAGACGGTACTGACGAAGAAGACCATGGCATAATAGTTGCCGTTGCAATTCCTTGAACACCTGAAAGGCTAGCTCCATCAAAATCGTATTTTGTGGCCTCGTAATTAGACATTTATTATTTCTCCCTATATGTCCAGCCAGTAGTAGCGTCTCCCGAATAAACTAAACTAAAGCCAGCACCTTGTGTATTAACAACTAAATCCGCAGCTGCATTAGCTATATTTGAACTATTTCTACCAACAGTCAATGCGTTAGTATTAAAATCGTATCCTTGATCTATAAATGAAACTTCATCACCTGCACTTGGAGAAGCTGGTAATGTTACTGTAACTGCTCCACCATTTGTATTTACTAAAAGTTGAGCACCAGCTTGAACTGTTTCAGCTGCTGTTATTGCTCTCCATTTTTTTAATTCACCTGCTTTTACAACA